ATCTTAGGGTTGCAGAAAGAGATGCAGTAGTTGCTCTTAATGCACAACGTATATCGCAACAGACTGAAATTAATAGAATTAAAATAGCAAAATTAACTAGGCAAAGAGACAATGCACTAAATGCAAGTAGTATTGCAAATCAAACTTATTTAAAACACCAAGAAACATTAAAAGCCCTATCAACAGTAGAAGGAGCAGCAATTTCTTCTGACTCAACAGCTCCTATGATTTCAGCTCCTGGGTCTGGTACATCTACGTTATTAAATTTTATATCATCTGGAGAAGGAAAGTATGATAGTTCAAATAGAGGAACATCTAATGGTAAAATTATTGGGACTGACCATGCAACACTGAGGAATAATAAAACACTATCAAATCTTACAATTGGCGAAATTATGAAATTACAATCTATTAATAATCCGTTTGATACACAAAGATTATTTGCAGTAGGTCGATATCAAATTATACCATCTACATTAAAAGAAATATTCCCACATAGTGGGCTAAGTCTTTCAGATAAATTTAGTCATGAAAATCAAGACGTATTAGGCAAATTATTACTTCAAGGAAATAATGGATATGCAAAGCGTCCTGCTCTTGCGGCGTTTTTAGCAGGCAAAAGCAATAACTTACATGCAGCAATGTTAGAGTTTTCAATGGAATGGGCAAGTATGCCTAATCCAAATACAGGACAAAGTTACTACGGACAAGGCAACGCTTCTAGTCATACTATTGAGCAAGTCAAAACTGCATTACTACAATCAAGGTCAGAAAGTCAAGTACAACCACAGGCAGCTGAAGTACCTTCACTAGCCGAAGCACGTACAAAGAAAACAAGATTAGAGCAAGAATTATCTGAATTAAACAAACCAATATCAGAAAATATTGCATATTCAGAACAAAATCTTATTGATAGAAAACAAAAAATTAAAAGTCTAGATACAGAAATTAATAAAACTATTGAGTTAATTAATAAACTATTATCTGAGCAAAACGCAAATGAGGTAATAAATGGCTAAAACATCAAATATAATGTTACCAGATGGAAGTACTATAGCAGTACCTGCCTGGGCTTCAGAAGATACTATGAACCAAGTAGTTAATTATATGGCAGCTACTAATAAAGTAGATCAAAAGTTTATATCTGTATTGAAAAATACAGGAGGAGATATTGATAACTTACAAGAGAGTATATCAAAATTAGTTACTGGGGTAAAAAATAGTAATACTAAAGAAAAAAAATCTCAAGAAGATTTAGAAGCTGCAAAAAGTTTACGAGGAGCAGCTAACACAATAGTTAAAGCTTCTAACTTTTTTGGAGATAGTGAAAAGCCACTAAGTGGTATGGTAGGCGCAATGGGTTCTTTAAACTCTAGTTTAAAAGGCCTTGATGAAGACTTCTTGGAAAAATTAATGCCAGAAACTTCCAAACTAGGCGGCTTTATGAAAAAATATGGAAAAACTGTAGATGTAGCAGCAGATGCAGGCCTAGCATATTTAGGTTGGAATGCAGCTAAATTTGAACAGTTTGCAGAAGCACAAAGCAAAGCAATAGACGCAGGTGCAATATTTTATAATAGCAAGGGAGCCTTTGATAACTTATATACTAGAACTATGAAAACTGGTGTAACATATAGTACAATGCTAGATACAGTTGGGCAGTTTGGCGGAACAATGACAGCCTTAGGTGGAAGTGTAAGTGCAGGTACTGATAATTTTATTAGTATGTATGGTAATTTAAATAAAATGACAGACCAGTTTGGAGACTTGGGATTAACAAATAAAGAACTCTTAGTTCAATATAGTGAATTTGCTGAGTATGCAAGACTTAGTGGACAGTTAATGGGTGCTACTGCTGATGGTGGAGATAAAGTAAATAATGCATTTACTCAACTACAAATAGAAGCAGCAGGGCTTGCAAATTTAACAGCATTAGGAAAATCAGATGCTATAAGAAGACAATTAGGAGCATTAACTGATCCAATATTGACTATGGGTGTTTCAAATTTGAGATCACAAGGCAAAGAAATGGAAGCGAAAGTTGTTGAAGATTTTACTAGACAATTAGGACTGGTTGCACCAGATCATCCATTGATGCAAGAATTCTTAGATGCATTTACTCTTGAGATAGGCGAAACAAGTGGAAATATAGATAACTTTAGTCTTGAAAGACGTATAGCCAATAATAATCCTCAACTACTAGCAGCTATACAAAAGTCAATGCCAGAGCTAATAACTGGAATAGACACAATGATAAAAGAAGGGGATCTAAATTCTGCTAAAGGACAACAATTTATATTAACCCAGCTAGCAAATATAGAAACTAGTAAAGAGTTTATGTCTTCACTACAAGGCGGATCAGTTGGTGCAATTATATTACAACTACAAGCTTCAGGATTTAAAATTAGTAAGGATTTTGATGCATTCTTAAAACTTTCAGAATCTGACAGAGAAGCATATTTTGAAAATACTAAGAAAGTATTAGATGTTTCAGGCAATTCAGTTGTTACTATGAATAATGCAACAACAACATTTTTAACATTACAAGAAAAAATGACAATGCCTATACAGGGTACTGCTGAAATGTTTGACTTAATTGGAACCTCATTGAGAAAAGGTGCTGGAAAGATTAAGGACTTTTTTGGAATAGGTGACGGTTTTGGGGAAGTTTACGAAGATGGCGACAAGTCAGTAAATCCAAATGGTCCTGATATAGCTTTAAACCAACAACCAATTGCAGAACCAAGTAATAGTAGCTACAGTGCTGATGACTTTAGTTTTACAAATAATCCAAAGCAAACAGCAGATAGTTTAAATAGTATTGCTCCAGAGTTTAGAGATAGATTTGCAACAATGTTAACAAACTACAATAGTCAATATGGATCTGAAGGATATAAAATTGACATAACTGATGGATTGAAAACATTAACAGAACAAAATGATTTATTCAATAGTGGTGATTCAACATTAAGAGCTGGTGAAACTTGGAGCAACTTTAGTGCAGCCGCAAATATGTCAATATATAAAGATGGTGAATTGCTAGATAGTAATGACAACACTGTTGCTTATGAAAATTTAAATAATGTAGCAAACAATGTAGGATTAAAAACTACTGAAAGTAATTCTGCAATTATTCCTTCTGAACTACCAACAGTGGTACCAAGCTACTTGACAGCAAAATCTATATCTGGAGCAGGTGTACCTGAACTTTCACACGCAGCAACGACTTATAGTTCTTCTTTGCGAGATGATATGGTTCCAGTTAAATCTCCTAGTAAAAACAAAGCTATGGGCTTTGCCCCAAGGAAACATGGTGGCCCAGTATCATCAAATACTCCTTATTTGGTTGGTGACTCTCTTGGACTAGATAATGCAGAGTTATTTGTTCCTGATCAGTCAGGTAGTATTATTAGTAATAAAGAATTAAAATCAATTATCACAGATGATTCAGACTTGACAGGAAACAATAAAAGCAGTATAATAAACAGAAGTGACTTGGATCAAGAGTACGATTCTGTGATTAGAAACAAAGCACAAACAGTTACTATGCTAAACGGCCTTCGTGAAACAATTAAACTAATGAACGCTGATAAGAAAAGCAAATATAGAAATGACATGATTAATTCTGTATAAATATAGATAACATATAAAGGCACAATAACAAATGGCAGGCTGGAAAAAGCATTTTACAAAATATGAAATTAATTCAGGAAATCCAAGCTCTAAAACGAGTAGATGGGGAAGTTGGTTACCTGAAGTATATAGCGGACAACCTAATCGTGTTGAACGCTACACTCAGTATGACCAAATGGATCAAGATAGTGAAATTAATGCGGCTCTAGATACAATTGCTGAATTTTCTACACAGTATGATAGTAAAACAAAACTTCCATTCACTATTAACTATAAAGATGAGGCAACTGAAGCAGAAGTTAACGCTCTTGAGACATCTTTGCGCCAGTGGTGTAACATTAATGACATGGAACGCAGAATACATGGATTATTTAGAAATGCATTAAAGTATGGTGATCAATTTTTTATTAGAGATCCAGAAACATATAAACTATTTTGGGTAAATGTATCTGATGTTAGTAAGGCAATTATAAATGAATCAACTGGTAAGGAAATTGAACAATATATTATTAAAAATATTAATTTAAACTTAACAGATATGGTTGTTGTTGATACTAAAAAATTAAATAATACTACTATTGCAGGAACAACTGGAATACAAACGCAAACAAATAGCAATGCAGGATTGTATCAAGGTTCATCAACTGATGGACAAGGTGGTAATACAGAATATGCTGTTGATGCTAAAAATGTAATACATATTGCAATGAGTGATGGTATGGACGGAAGTTGGCCGTTTGGTAAAAGTATTTTAGATAGTGTATTTAAAGTATACAAACAAAAAGAATTATTAGAAGATAGTATTATTATCTATCGTGTACAAAGAGCTCCAGAACGTAGAGTATTTTATGTTGATGTTGGTAATATGCCAGCACATAAAGCTATGGATTTTGTTGAGCGTACCAAGAACGAAGTACACCAAACACGTATTCCAAATACAAGTGGCGGCGGTACAAAAGTTATGGATGCAGCATATAATCCGTTGTCAATTATGGAAGATTACTTTTTTGCACAAACTGCTGAAGGACGAGGATCTAAAGTAGAAGTATTACCAGGCGGTGATAACTTAGGTGAAATTGACGATTTAAAGTATTTTAATAATAAATTAATGCGTGGATTACGTATACCTAGTAGCTATCTACCTACAGGCGCTGAGGACGGTTCAGCTACTTATCAAGATGGACGTGTTGGTACAGCAATGATTCAAGAATTTAGGTTCAGCAAATACTGTGAAAGACTACAAATGACAATGTTGCCTCCTTTAGATAAAGAATTTAAAATGTTTTTAAAATTTCGCGGCGTAGAAGTATCTTCAGTTATGTTTGATTTAGCGTTTGCAGAACCACAAAGCTTTAGCCAGTATAGAGATTTAGAACTTGATAGTGCAAAAACTTCTCTATTCTCGAATATTGAAGGTGTTCCATATCTAAGTAAAAAGTTTATGTTAAGCAAGTATTTAGGACTTACTGAAGATGAAATCATTGCCAATGAAAGATTATGGAAAGAAGAAAATCCAAGTACGTCAGGTAATAATGCACCATCAACTGATTCAATGGGAGATCTTGGATCTTTAGGCGTTAGAGGTTCTGACGTTAATGACTTTGAACCAACAGATGTAGATGCGGAAAATGACGCAGGGTTAGATGATGAAGGTGTAGGTAATGATACTTCGCCACTAGGAAATACTGGAGGAGATACTGATGAGATTTAATGAAGTAAGAAGAGATGCAAGTGAAGATAGATCAGGCACTTGGGACATAGACGATACAAGAAGACCAAAGCTGACATTACGTCATTTAAATAAATTGCGTAGTATGAAAGAAATGGCTAAAGTAGAGCATGAACACAAAATCAGTGGATACGAAGGCATGTATTCTGCTGCAAGTGATGAATAAAATTAAAAATTAATAAAAAATTAAATTTTATATAAATACATTTAATTACCATGGTGAGAACCGTGGTTTTTCTTGTATTATACGTTAGTATTAGCTAATGTCTATTAAATATATATGTTATAACCTAACCCAGGTAAAGGAGACACAGAAATGGATACTCGTAATCGTTATAGTAAGATTATCGAAAGTCTCGTGAATGGTGAAGAAGCAAATGCATCTGATCTACTACACGAAGCGTTCGTAGAGAAAGCACGTGAAATTTGGAATGACCTTGTTGAAGCAGATGAGAGCATTGAATCAGAAGTAGCGGAAGAAGAACTAGAAGAAGCAATCGGCGGCGAAGAAGCTGATGACTTTATCGACGACATTGAAGCAGACGAAAATGAATTGAAAGCTGAAGAAATGTACGGCGAGTCAGACGACGATGAAGAAATGGACGATATGGAAGCAGCTGATGAATTAGCTGAACCAGAAGACATGGATTTCAACGACGACGGCGAAATGGATGCACATGAAGAAGAGCATGATTCAATGGAAGATAAAATCGTAAGTGTAGAAGATGCACTAGAAGATTTAAAAGCTGAATTTGCAAAACTAATGGGCGACGAAGATGAAGCACCTGAAATGGACGACGACATGGATGACATGGAGCCAGAAATGGAAGAATCATTTGTAGAAGCAACTGAAGCAGAAACTGAAGCAGAAGAGCTAGAAGAAGGCGTAGACATGGCACCAGTAAGTGTGACTATGGCAGGCGACGAAGATGGCAAAGCTTCACCAGTAGGCCCAGGTATTGACGACCCTTTTAAAGGTGAAGGCAACAATGATGCCGATCCAGTAGATTTTGCAGGCGATGCAGATGAAAAAGGCGGCTCAACACCAGCAGCTAAAGACATGGGTGTTACACATCCTGGCGATGGCGCAAAAATGTCACCAGAAAATCGCGGCCATGGCGCTGAAAAAAAAGGTAAGGCAGAATAATTATGTTAGCACTTAGAGAACAACTTTCTTTTAATGAAGCTAGTATCGTAACTGAAGCCGTCGACGACGGTAAGGGCGGTAAGAGCTTGTTTATGGAAGGCATCTTTGTTCAAGGTGATAAGCGTAATCAAAACCAAAGAGTTTACCCAGCAAGCGAAATTTCCAAAGCAGTGAAAGCTATTCAAGGAAGAATCGACAGTGGGTATTCAGTACTTGGTGAAGCAGATCATCCAGATGATTTGCAAGTAAACTTAGACCGTGTAAGCCACACAATCGAAAGAATGTGGATGAATGGTCAAGACGGCTATGGTCGTTTAAAACTATTACCTACTCCAATGGGCAACATTTGCAAAACATTGTTGGAAAATGGAGTAAAACTTGGTGTTTCATCAAGAGGTAGTGGTAACGTTACAGATAATGGTAGCGTATCAGAATTTGAGATACAAACGGTTGACATAGTTGCTAACCCAAGTGCTCCTGATGCGTATCCAGATCCACTTTATGAAGCTATTATGAATGGCCATAGAGGGAATATCTTAATGGACGTTGCCAGCGCAGTAAACAACGATAAAGTAGCTGAAAAATATCTCCAGAGTGAGATACTAAACTTTATTAATAAACTATAGGAGAAAGTATTAATGGCTCATGCAATAGAACAACTCCTAAGTTCAGAAGTCCTTTCAGAAGAAGTGCGTTCAACACTCTCTGAAGCTTGGAACGCAAAACTTAGTGAAGCACGTGAAGAAATCACTGCTGATCTACGTGAGGAATTTTCAAACCGTTACGAGACTGACAAAGAGCAAATGGTGTCCGCACTAGATGCTATGGTATCAGAAACTATTAAAGGTGAACTTGTAGAATTTGCAGCTGACAAAAAAGCAGCAGTAGAAACACAAGTGGAATACAAACGTAAACTTGCAGAACATGCAGCACTATTAGACAAATTTGTAATGGAATCGCTAAAGCGTGAAATTACAGAGTTACGTGACGACAGAAAACTTCAAGAAGGAAACTTCGAGCAGTTAGAAGATTTTGTTATGGAACAACTAACTACTGAACTTAACGAATTCCATAAAGACAAGAAAGACCTTGTAGAACAGAAGGTAAGACTTGTTGCAGAAGGCAAAGATATCATCGCTAACGCAAAAGAAGAATTTATAAACAAAGCTTCAGGTAAGCTAGCAAACATTGTTGAAACAACACTTTCAACAGAGCTTGGTACGCTTAAAGAAGATATTAAACTAGCAAAAGAAAATATGTTCGGACGTAAATTGTTCGAAACTTTTGCAGCAGAGTTTATGGGTTCACACTTAGCAGAGGGAACGCACATATCTAAACTTTCACAGGAATTACTTAATGTGAAATCACAATTAAGTGAATCACAAGAAGAAATTGCTAAAGGTGAGGCAGAAGTTGAAAAAGCGAATAACAAGATCCGCAAAATCAACGAAAGCGTAGAACGTCAGACAGTAATGTCAGAACTTATGTCACCTCTATCAAAAGACAAACGTGAATTAATGGTTAACTTACTTGAAAGCGTAGCAACAAGTAAATTAAAAGTACAATTCAATAAGTATCTACCAACAGTGCTTAATGAAACTACTACAACAGCTAAATCACAAACACTACAAGAATCTCAGAAGACTGAGATCACAGGTAACAAAACCCCATCACAGGATGTATCCAGTGAAGCGGAAATTATCAACCTTAAAAAACTAGCCGGTATAAAATCATAAGGAGATTTACCAATGACACAGAATCTATTTGAAAACTGGGGTGTTACTAAAGACGCCCTAACAGATGGTCTAACAGGCAACAAAAAAGTTGTTATGGAATCAGTTCTAGAGAACACAAAGCGCCAACTACAAGAATCAGCAGCATCAGGCTCAACAATGGCAGGAAACATTGCTTCATTAAACAAAGTAATCCTACCAGTAATTCGCCGCGTAATGCCAACAGTTATCGCTAACGAACTAGTAGGCGTTCAGCCAATGACTGGTCCAGTAGGCCAAATCCACACTCTAAGAGTACGTTACGGACAAACAGCAGCAGGCGTAGCAGCAGGCGACGAAGCACTATCACCATTTGCAATTGCAAAAGGTTATTCAGGTAATGCAGCATCAGGCCAAGCAGACGGCACAGCAGCACTAGAAGCAGAAGCTGGAAGAAAACTATCTATCCAAGTTCTAAAACAAACTGTTGAAGCAAAAACACGTAAACTATCAGCACGTTGGACTTTTGAAGCAGCACAAGATGCTAACTCAATGCACGGTCTAGACGTTGAAGCAGAAATCATGCAAGCACTTGCACAAGAAATTACTGCTGAAATCGACCAAGAAGTTTTAACTTCACTACGTGCCCTAGCAGGTACAGCTACTGACACATATGACCAGTCATTAGTAACAGGCGAAGCTACTTTCGTAGGTGACCAACACGCAGCACTAGCGATCTTAATCAACAGAGCAGCAAACCTAATCGCAGCACGTACACGTCGCGGCGCAGGTAACTACGTTGTAGTATCACCAACAATCCTAACAGTACTACAATCAGCAACAACATCAGCATTTGCACGTACAACAGAAGGTCCTTTTGAAGCACCAACTAACACGAAATTCGTGGGTACACTAAACAATACAATGCGTGTATTTGTAGACCAGTATGCAAACGATGCAACACCAATCCTAGTTGGCTATAAAGGCGACGGTGAAATTGATGCGGCAGCATTCTATTGCCCATACATTCCATTAATGTCTTCAGG